CAGACCTGCACATATTAAATCTTTATATAGTGACCCTTTATTAAAAATTGCTACTAATGATTTCACAGCCTTTGAATCCACATTTGTTGTTGATAATATGGAAATTGAGCTTGATTTCTTATCCTTTTGTTTAGAAGACTTACCATGTCATGATGAAATGATGGAAGATCTTGTTGCTATTAAACAAGGATTAAATAGAATGCAATTTAAACACTTTGTTGTGATGCTTCTTGCTAAGAGATACTCTGGTGAAATGGATACTTCGTTATCGAATTCAGTATTTAATTTAATATTAATAATGTTTCTCTTGTACAAATCAAAAGAAGATTACAAACAACTTATACCTAAAATCGAAGGTGATGATTCAATTATACCTTATTATGGATATTTGGATACCACTATAGTGAAAAGACTTGGAGCAAATGCAAAATTTGAATTTTTCGATGAAATATCACATGTTTCATTTTGTGGTCTGGTTTTTGATGTTGATATGTTGGATATTGTTACAAACATCATACCTGCTTACCTAGATTTTGGATGGACGACGCGTGAATATGTCAATGCAAAGAAGAGCGTTAAAATGACATTATTACGTTGTAAGTCACTTTCATTATTACATTCATATCCTGGATGTCCAATTTTACATTCTTTAGCTGTTATGGGTTTACGATTAACTAAATTTGTCGATATGCGACGTAATCATAACAGAACAATAACTCATCGATTTCAAGGAAAATCAATTGATTCACACCACAGATTAAAACATCGTGATATTATGAGGTATGAAGAAGAACCGGATATGAAACTAAAACTTAAAGAAATGGTTAATAGACCTATCAATATGAAGACTAGATTATTAGTTGAGAAATTATACAAAATAACCGTCGATCAACAATTAGTAATGGAAGAATATTTAGATAATATAACAAGTTTGGGACCAATTAATTTACCATTCATTGAAGATTTCTGCAACCCAGATCAAATGAAGATGTGGGATATGTATTCCTCCGTAAGGGGGACTGAGGGGCTATAATATGTGTCCGGCCCCTCCTCTATAATAGATACTATCATTGAGGATAGTGGGCCATTTGTCATGAAAGTTCGACGTACTGAACTTCATGATGCAGAATCAACCAGTTAGGACCCAAACTAGCAGGATTAGTCGCCCTGTTAACCCGCAAATCCGGGCAGTTAGACCAAAACCACAAAAACAACAATTAACTCAGACTCCAAAACCGAAGGTAAGTAGAGTTAATTCCAACAAACCAGTACAAACCAATTTTACAAATAGAAATGTTAAAAGAAGCAATATGTCTAGTAATTTTGGATCGAGAAGTGATGTGAAAAGATTGCCACTCTTTACAGAGCAAGTTTCACAACCACTGTCATCAGCATCTTGGGCACTCTTTAAAAGTTATTCTTTAAATCCAGGCCAAGCTGCTTACTTCCCAGTAGGAAGTGTTGAATGTCAACAATGGCAGAAGTATCGATTTCGCAGTTTTCGTGTCGTTTATGAACCGATTGTGAATGAGTACAATACAAACAATGATGGAGCCGGAGAAGTAATCATTGGATTTGACCCAGATGCGTCAGACCAAGCTCCAACCACATATTCTCAAGCAGTGAATATGAAACCAGTTGCAAGGGGTAGGCCTTGTGACAAAATCGTCCTTGTTGTGCCACAACATTTATTGAAAGGACAAAACGATGCTCATTTCGTTAGACACGCTGGATTACCAGGTGGAAGTGACATCAAAACTTATGACGTTG